AGTCTTATCCAGCGCGGTAGAAATGCTTTAACGCATCACTTCATGCAGAATAAGAACTACACCCATTTGCTCTTTATTGATGCTGATATTAAATTCAATCCAGCTGATGTCGTGCCTATGGTCCAGGCTAACGTGGACATTATTTGCGGGATCTATCCTAAGAAAGAGATCAACTGGGACGGTGTAGCACAGGCAGCCAGAGACGGTGTACCTGTCAACGAGTGGAAGAACAGGACCGGCAGCCTGGTGGTCAACCTCAAAGGCTATGACGGATCTGTCACTGTGCCTGTGAACAAGCCTGTGGAGATCTGGAACGGTGGTACAGGGTTCATGTTGATCAAGAGACAAACCTTCAACAAGATGAAGAAGTTTGTTGCAACCTACAAGAATGACGTAGGTTTTATAGGTCAGCAAGTAGGCAGAGAAGAGATCACAGAATACTTTGCTTGTGCTATTGAGCCAGGCACAGAAAGACTTTTGTCTGAGGATTACTTCTTTTGTTGGAAGGCTAGAGAGGCGGGTCTAAAGGTCTGGGCAGCACCCTGGGCAAGTCTAGGACACTTTGGGACCTACTTGTTTGAGGGTGGCTTACTACCAGCTCCATGACCCCTATAGAAGTATTTCTACTGATCTGGACAGCAGCGGTGATAGTCTTTCTATTTTCAGACTAGCGCTTGGTTTTCTTAGCAGTCTTGGCTGCTGCCTTAAATGCTGCTCTGGTGGGGTAACCAGGCTGTCCAGGTTTCTTTGCGGGTAGTCCCGCTTTGCGTCTCTTGTTGATGTTGTAGTACAAACCACGTTTTGCTTTTGGTGTCTTTTTCATCTGCATCCCCATCTCTTTCTGGCAGCTTTGCCTCTTTCACCTGTCCAACTTTTACTTCTTGCACAAAATGACTTATGTCTTGGTCCTGATTTCTGCGGTGCTTTTAGGTTTGATCCTGTTGCTTTGTTGTATTTTGCTCGCCCTTTGGCTGTCAACCCTCCCCCCTTGGATACTGACTGTTTCTCTCCTCTGCCTACTGACAGGTTTGGTTTCGACTTATTAGGCATACGGTCTTGTCCCCGCTTTATCTATGATTAAGGCTTGTCTTCTGGGCTTGTCATCTGGGTGAGATGGCACAGAGATATGTGTCCATCTGTCAAACTCCCTGATGACCTGGTCAAACTGTAAGTCACTGGCAATTACAGACTTAACCACTTCGTCAGGAACCATCCCAGGAACACGAATGTCAGCAGCGCACCCAATACGATGCTGAGAAGTGTCTTTACTTCCGACTGCATCATTGACTTGCTTACTTCTAAACGCGCTGTTAACCATGACCGGCTTTCCACCCAGAAGTTCTTTAACTTGCTCCAGGAAGATTGCAAGACGGACAAGGTTTGCTCTTTCAGACTCATTAGGTTCATTGTCAAACTCCCGATGTTCGGTGATTGTTAACTCTTCTAGAGTAAAGTTTTTAGTGAGAATAGTCATTTTGAAGGCGTACTCTTGTGAAGTAGATCATCTTTAGCCTGGCTACCAGCTGAAGATCCGAAGTAAAACGCAATGATCCCCGTCCAGGCAGTGCCTAAACTACCCAGCATCAGCATCAAGGCATCACTGGTCTTGAACGTCTCTAGCATCATTCCAACTAGGATACCGAAGAATCCCACTGTGACGAGAATAGCGAGCGCTGGAGGAATAAAACTGCGAGTTGTAGCCTGGAGTTCCCTAGCTGACTTTCTATCGTCTACAGCCAGTTTTGCGAAGTCTAAACCTAGTTCCTGTGCGCGAGCCTTGAGTGCTAACTCTGCTTGTTGGATAGAGGCAATCTGATCAGCTGTTAATTTACCAGAGCTGATGGTGTCTTGTACTTTCTCTGGATCTATCCCCAGGGCAGACGAGACCGCATTGACTGCTAGACCAGCCAGTGGTCCACCCAGAGCAGTAGCCAGTGTAGGTGCAATTGATTTAAGCCAATCCATCTATTTACTCTCCCCGTGATATTTAGACTTCTGATACTCTGAATGAACGTAGTACATCAACCCAACAAATTCTAGTACAAGGATCAATACAGCGCTACTGATAACAACTCTGTACTGGTATTTTTCGAGGAGGACTTTCCTTTTGCGGACAGCCTCCTGAGCAGCTTTTTTGCCTCTCGCTCGGCAGCCTCTTGCTCCTTTCTGAGCCTTGCCCTTTCTTTCTCAAAATCACCCCAGATACCTCCCCAGCCTGGTGTCTGGTAGATCATAAATTCTCTAAGTTCTTTTTCTTGTTCTGCAAGCTGCCTGACTCGCATAATGTTGTCAAACGCTTGTTTATTCAAACTGACCCCTTTGGGTGGGGGTTTCTTTTTAGCCTCTTCTGTGGCAATCTCCAGGACTTCTTTAGCCTCTAGAAATGCACCTATGTGACCAGACACTTCACCAGTGATCTCGGTGACATCAGCTGCTACTGCCTTTGCCTCTTTGTAAAGGTCAACGCACTTTCTGACTCCCGCAATAGCAGCCTGTGCCATAGCAAATGCTGATATGGGATCAATCAAAGACCCTCACCAGGCGTAAAATAACATTCAGATGTTGCTTCACCAATAAAAGCTACATACAAAGGTGTAGTAGGGCTGAATTGATAAGGCACTGTAAACACTTTAATTGTTCCTGGTACTGACACCAAGGCGTATTGTGGAGACGCATTAGCTGGAGCCACTGCCGTCACACTAGCGTTTGAGCTGACATTAAAGTAAACAGGTTGCCCACCAGATCCCGTAGGTTGGTGGTTAGCCACACATATCTGGTTGCAAGGACTGTCAGGCGTGATGGTGATGATCTGGCTTGTGATTGTTACATTAGCCTTGTAGGTCTTCCCCATTGCCTGGAAAGCAATATTGTTAGCCATTAGTAAACCTTTCCACCACCGCCAGATGTTGGTGACTTCTTGGTGTTGTAAGTAGGTGTATCTGAAAAATCAAATACAGATCTGAAACCACCTTTAGGCAATGTGCCAGGCTGCCATCTAGCCATGTCAGCAGACCCGTCTCTGGGTAACTGAGGGCGTACAGACTTAGCTATTTGCTGATTTACTTCATGGGGTCTCTGGTGATCAGAGTTTGCCATGTTTTTGTTTTCAAAACGACTACTGGGAATCATTTGGTTGTTGCGGTTGTGGCTTGGCATTATTTCTCTCCTTGTTTCTGACTATGAGATAACTGAATACTACGAATATACCCAATGTTGCTACCCTTGTCCAATCGCCCGCCCAGAGGGTGTAACAGGCAAGACCGCATGACATCACTAGCGCTAGAATAGTGATCAATCTGTCTGAGATCACGTTGAGTGCTAAACGAATTAAAGAAACTGAATCCATGATTACTCCTTTTGTTGTGGATAATCATATTATCACTCATCTTTATCATCATCTAACCCCATAAAGCCAGACCCCCATTCATCATCTTGCATCTTCATCTTGATTGCCTCAAGTTTTAATGCCCTGTCTATTACTTTAGTTTTATCATTGATGGTGGCAACTGGGTCAATCATTACCGCTCTCAGCATCTCTGAGATTGCTTTTTCAAGTTCTGGGTTTAGACCTTTTTCTTTCTTCTTGCTCATGTTTACCTTTGTTCGGTTGCACCAGGTATGGCATAAGGTACGGTCAGAGCCTTGGTCACTCCTTGTCTCATTCTTTCACCGCGCTCTGCAGCCTCTCTAGCGCGTCTTACTTCGTCTGCAAAGTCTTTGCCTTTAACACCAGGTGTTAGCAATGACTTTTGTAGAGATGTTGCAACTGGTGGGGTCATGCCGGTGGTCTTACCGTAAACACCAGGAGCCAGTTGTAGTGCTGCACCGCCTATGTCTCCAGTGATCAGTTTGGACAATGCACCAGTTTCAGCCTTCCCACCAAACTCACCAATGTCTGTGGTCAGTCCCGCAGTCTTGGATCCAGCTGTAGGCAGCATATAGCCCCTAGTACCAGACATAGCCCGCTCTGTTTCCATCCTGTTTGCAAACACCCTAAAGGCATCTTCACTAGGAAAAATAGGACGCAACAACTCTCTAGCTTTTGGAGTAGCAAAGATTGCTGTAGCCTTGTCCAACATATCCCGCTTACCAGACAAAGCCTCTTTGACCGCCTGGGCAGCTCCTAGCTGGAAGTATTGCTTGTCTTCTGGGGTTAACTTGGAAATCTCAAAACCTACGTTTGTAGGATCCATGCTAAAAACTTTTCTACCCTTGTCGATCATCCTGGTGGATCTTGTTGGACCCGCCCACAATGCTCTAGCTTTGCCGTAATCAGGATTTGCATTGTCTAGGTAACCCAAATACTGGGTTTTAAGGTCTATTAGGGATTTCCCGTAAGATGAGAATTGACCCGTCAAAGGGTTTTGCTCTTTCTCAATAGCCTCATCTAAACCTCTTTTGACCAGGTCATAGATCCTAAAGTCTTTAGATGCAATGGTTCCTACTTTGCCTGGTATAGGTGGTACTTTTAAACCTTCTACTTGGTAAATCTTCTTACCGTAGTTGACCACCTCATTAGGCATTCTCTGCAGCAGACCTTGCAACTCAGGAGTCACTCTGACTTCTGCTGCATTTGCACTCTTATAGAAAGGTTCAGAGGCAGACTTTCTGACTGCATCTAAGTCTCTCTTGAGTTTGTTAACGTCTACACCCTTTTTGCCAATCATGGTCTGCTCAACGTCTTTAGAGATGCGGTTGAACTGATCTAGTTGTCTCTGGTTTAAAAATTCGGTTGCAGTCTGTCTGGTCTCACCAGGCACGTTTGTAGCCACTCTCATCAATGCCCGTAGGTTTTCTCCACCAACATCTGACAGGGTGACGTCTGCACCTTTGCCCGCAGACTTCATCTTTGACATCAATTGCTCAGGCGTAGTCTTGTCTGCCTCTAATGCGTCTGCAATCTTCTTTGCAGCAATCTTGTCTGGGTTGCCAAACAAGTTCTTGAATGCTGGAGCAGCTGTATCAACAAGAATACGTCCACCCGCACCCAATGCACCGCCAACAAGACCGCCCATTGCTGCCTCTTCTGGTGCTTTCTCCATGCTCTCAGCGCCACCAACACCCGCCTTGATGCCTGTTTCTGCGCCTGTAACTGCACTCTTTAGAAAGCCTGGTAGTTTTGTAGCAAAGGTTGGCGCGTACTTTTCAAGAGCTGACATTGCTAGGTTGCCACCAACTCTTAACGCTGTAGGAACTTCTGCTAGACCAGCTGTAGCGACTGCGGGCAATATTGCACCACCAAGTTGTGCAGCAACTGCACCGCCTGGGGACTCTGACTCAAACTTGCGTAATTCTTCCCGCTCTGCCTTGACCGCCTCTGGGTAACTAGGTTGACCAGGTATCATGGATCTGATGCCCGCTAGAGCCTCTTCTCCAAATCCTAGAGTAGCGCCTTGCAGTGCCTCTTTGAGGACGGGTCCACCAGGGATAGGTTTAATTTCTTTATTGTCCACTGACTGCCCTCCTGATTTCATCTTGGAAATATTGCGTATAAGGCTTGACAGCAGAGTTTAATTTGATATTTGACTCTGTTGAATCTCTGGTGAACAAAGGATTGTCCAACAAGTATTTTGACCAATTCTCTTCTGCACCCATCAATGTTTTGTTAGCAGCAAAGTATCTTTCTGCATACTTATTGTGTTCAATCGTTCGTTCTGCAATTGCTTTTGTAACATCAATAATCTGTTTGTTAGTTGCAGTAGGATTACCTAAAGAAATACTGGCTTTCTCAAACATCTTACGTTCCATGTCTGACAACGCTCCTTCACCTTTGACATAAGCATTACGCGCCATGTCTTTGGCAATTGAGTCAAACCTGGCTGCATCACTAGATAAAGCCGTTTGTACAGACTCTCCAAATGGCAATCTGGCAATCTTACCAGTGTTGATTCTTTTGAGAATATCGTCTGCTTGCGTCATAGAATCAATAGTTTTTTGCGCCTTGCCTGTTGCTGCAGAATTTGTCTCAAAGTCTTTTTCTGCCTTTTTAAGTTCAGAAGTAAATGCTGCACCTTTGAGTTTTTCAGTAAGACCCCTGTACGGGTTTTGTATAGCAACGGGAACACCCAATTGAAATACAGAGTTAATGTCTGGATGACCCAGATCAGTAGTTTGACCTTCTTCTTTTGACTTTTTAGCCTCGGCTGCGATCTGAGCCAATTGCAATTTGAACTCTCGATCTTTGCGTTTCTCATCTATTCCACTAAGTCTGATCCGCTCTTTTTCTTCTAGCGCAGCATCAGCAGCTTTTCTTTTGTCTCTGATGTCTACTAAGGTTTTGACTGTCTGGAAAGACTTAACAGGACCGTACTTCTCTAGTATGTTCTGAGCCAGTTTTGCATCATGTTGAGCCACAGTTGTTCTAAGTGCTGCCATACCCGCAGCATTATCAGCAGAGTACAACTGCATATCATCTTGCATCTTTTTGTAGAGTGAATCTATGGTCTTGTCTAGCGTTTTGATGTTCTCATCATAGACAGCCTTCTCTCTGTCGTACAAGTCTTTTCTGCCCTTCTGGTGACCCTCTAGCATCCCATTCATGGCAGTCAGAGCTGTAGTCGCATTACCCTTACCTTTACCGCCAATCATAAAACCCAAAAGGTTTGTGAGTGTAAATAAAGTACCCAGGTCTCCAGCAGTTTCTTGATTAGGCACAAACTTCTTGTCTGCCCTTTCTAGCGTCTTTTCTTCCATCAAGGCTCTGGTAGGGCTTGCTCTCATCTTTTCAGCAGCCTCTCTTGCAAGGGTCTCTTCACCCTTTGTTTGCATGACTTTGCTCTCTGCTGCACCAGACTCTCTCTCGCGCATCATCTTAGACTCTGCCTCAGAGGACTCTACCAATTGCTCATCTAGGCTTTTCTCAGGTGCTTTAGGCTTTGGAGGTGCTAGATCCTGGGCGCTGAATGCCCCAAATGTTCCTGATCCTAATTGTCCTAGTGTTGCTGCCATGATGCCTCCTTATGCCTGTGGTGTTGCTGTGGCAGT